TCTCCAGGTGGTGCTGGAGTAGGTACAGCTTTTAACCCAAGTCCTTCTTTTGGAACACCAGGACCAGATGGTTCTTTAAGATATTTTGCAGGGGGAGGTGCGGCAAGTGCTGGTCCTGGTGGAGTTGGTGGTGGTGGAACTGCTCCAGGGGGATCTGGAACAACTAATACTGGAGGTGGAGGAGCTGGAAATAGTGGTGGATCTGGTGGTTCTGGTATAGTTATGATAAGGTATAAGTATCAGTAAAAAATTTATGCAAAAGAAAGATCTAGAAAGATATTTAAATTATGAATTTAAGTAATTACTATTGGTATTTTACATCTGTAATACCACCTAGAATTTGTGATGATATTGTAAAACACGGTTTGTCGAAAGCAGACACTATGGCAAGAACAGGTGGATACGATAATAAAAAATTAACTAAAAATGAAATTAAAGATATGAAACGCAAGAGAAATTCAGATCTTGTTTGGTTAAATGATACTTGGATATATAAAGAATTACATCCTTATATTCATGCAGCAAATAAAAATTCAGGTTGGAATTTTGAATGGGATCGAAGTGAATCTTGTCAATTTACAAAATATAAATTAAACCAATACTATGATTGGCATTGTGACTCTTGGGACAAACCTTATCAAAACCCTGGACCTGATCTTGGTAAAATAAGAAAACTATCTATGACCTGTCAACTAACTGATGGATCAGAATATCAAGGTGGAGAACTAGAATTTGATTTTAGAAATTACGATCCTCATTTAAGAAATAAAAAAACACATATAATACAAGCAAAAGAAATATTGCCTAAAGGAAGTATTGTTGTATTTCCTTCATTTGTATGGCATAGAGTTAAACCAGTAACGAAAGGAACAAGATATTCATTGGTAATGTGGAACCTTGGATATCCATTTAAATAGTATGTTTAAAAAAAATAAATATGTAGTTATTAAACAAGCGATTGATAAAGATTTAGCATTATTTCTTTATAATTATTTTTTAATGAAGAAACAAGTTTTTGATACAAGTATTAATACTAAATACATTTCTCCTTATGAAACATTTTTAGGGTTTTATGAAAATCAAACTCAACAAATACCAAACACCTACAGTAGCTATTCCGATATAGCTATGGAAACTTTAATGTTAAAATGTCAACCAATTATGGAAAAGACAACAGGTTTAAAATTATATCCGTCTTACACATATGCAAGAATATATAAAAAAGGAGATGTCCTTAAAAGACATAAGGATAGATTTAGTTGTGAGATATCTACAACTATGAATCTTGGTGGTGATGATTGGCCAATATATCTTGAGCCTTCTGGAGAAGTCGGCAAGAAAGGTATTAAAATAAATTTAAAACCAGGCGATATGTTAGTGTATTCTGGTTGTGAACTAGAACATTGGAGAAATAAATTTAAAGGCAAAGACTGTGCACAAGTATTTTTGCACTACAACAATCGTAAAACACCAGGAGCCAAAGACAATATGTTTGACAAACGACCTCATTTAGGTCTTCCAAGTTGGTTTAAAAAGTAGTATATTTGTCCTTGTTTCTTTTATAATACGGATAAAATATGTTACAAAAACTTAATTTTAAACCAGGATTTAACAAACAAGTCACAGAATCAGGAGCTGAATCTCAATGGACTGATGGAGATTTTGTTAGATTTAGATATGGTTTACCAGAAAAAATAGGTGGTTGGTCTCAACTTACATCTAGCACTTTACCAGGTGCTGCTAGAGCTAAACATGCTTTTACTAGTTTAGCAGGAGAAAAATACTCAGCTATTGGAACTAACAAAGGTTTGTTTTTATATTACGGTGGAGATTTTTTTGACATCACTCCTTTAGATACAGCTATTACAGGTGCAACTTTTACAGTAACTTCTGGATCAGCAACAGTTACAGTTAACAAAGCAAGTCACGGTTTAATAAATGGAGAGTATATAACTTTCACAGGTGTAACTATTCCAACAAACTCTGGTTATTCAACAGCAGATTTTACTGGAAATACTTTTGAAGTTTTAAATTCTCAATCAGGTACGTTTCAAATTACTATGCCTTCTAATTCTGCAGGTGCTAGTAGTGCTACAGGTGCTGCTACAATAAATCCTTATGTAACAATTGGTCCACCAGTCCAGACCCCTGGTTATGGTTGGGGTACATCTACATGGGGAGCAAGCACATGGAACACACCTAGATCAACTAGTAATGTAATTTTAGATCCAGGACAATGGTCCTTGGATAATTTTGGTGAAGTCCTTATAGCAACTATACATAACGGTAAAACATTTACTTGGAATGCAGGCGCAACTAGTGCAAGAACAGTTAGAGCTTCTACATCAACATCTGGTTTTTCTACATCAGCAAACCCAACAGCTTCTAGATTTACTTTAGTATCTGATAGAGATAGACACGTATTCCATTTTGGAACAGAGACAACAATAGGAAACACATCAACTCAAGATCCAATGTTTATCAGGTTCTCGGACCAAGAAAATTTAAATGACTATACTCCAACAGCAACTAATACATCTGGTACTTTTAGATTAGATACTGGTAATGAAATTAGAGGAGCAGTGCAAGGTAAAGATTATACTCTTGTTTTAACTGATAGCGCTGCATACATAATTCAATTTATTGGAGCACCTTTTACATTTAGTGTAAGACAAGTTGGAACCAACTGTGGTTTGATTGGTCAAAATGCTTTGAGTTATTCTAATGGTAGAATTTTCTGGATGTCAGGAGAAGGTGGTTTCTTTGTTTATGATGGAACAGTTAAGATGTTACCATGTCTTGTTGAAGATTTTGTATTTACAACAGGAGGAGATAATTTAGGTATTAACTACAGTGTTGCAGGTGTAACGTATGCAGAGCATAATAGTTTATATAATGAGATAAACTGGTTTTATCCAAAAGCTAATTCAACACAGATAGATAGATGTGTTACATTTAACTATGGCGAAAACTGTTGGACAACAAGTTCTTTAGCTAGATCTAGTTATATGGATCAAGGTGTATTTGATTTACCTTTTGCAACTGAATATAGTACATCAGGAACTCCAGTATTTCCTATTCAAGGTATTACAAATTTACCTGGTGCTTCTATATACTATGAACTTGAAAAAGGAACAGATCAGATCAACACAACAGGAACAACTTCTATAAATGCATTTATTAGATCAGGAGATTTTGATATTACAGCAGGAGTAAGTAGCGCAGGAAAAACAACAGGAGCTGTTAATTATAAAGGAGATGGAGAGTTCTTTATGTCTGTTAAAAGATTTATACCTGACTATCAATTAATTACTGGTAACTCTAAAGTTACATTATTTATAAACGACTATCCAAACAACACAGCTACTAGCTCACCACTTGGCCCCTTTACAGTAACTTCATCTACTGATAAAATAGATACACGTGCAAGAGGTCGACTAGTTTCTCTTAAAATAGAGAATGATGGTACAGGGCAAACATGGCGTTACGGTACATTTAGACTAGACGCACAACCAGACGGTAGAAGATAATGGCAAAAATAAGTGTATACATACCTGAACCACAAGAGGAATACAGTTCCGAGAACCAAAGACAAATATTAGAGTCTCTTGATACTGTAAAAAATCAACTTAACTTTTCTTTTCAACAAGACTTAAAACAAGAACAAGATATATTTAACTACTTCATGTCATGACAATACAATATAAAAGCGCTACATTTAATTTAACATCTACTAATGCAACAACTGTGTTGTCTATATCAACGTCAGCTATTGCTATTGTTAGAACTGTACAAGCGGTCCATGATACAGCAAGCAATGTTAATGCACATTTAATTTTAAAAAAATCAGGTGGATCAGATGTTAAAATAGCTTATAAAGAAATTAATAAAGATACAGATAGTATGTTAACAGGACCATTAAACTTAGAAGCAGGAGATGCTATAAAGATGCAGGCAGGAACTGCAAATGAAATAACAGGCTCTGTTAGTTATGCTTTAATAGATAGATCACAGGAGAATGGCTAATGTCTGATGATCTACTTAAAATACATTGTACAACTACAGTTGTTATAAGAAACACTAAAACAGAACGTGTCTATGCAACTAAACAAGAGAAAGATACAGATGTTGCTGATCCTAATACAGATACAACTGTTAATGATATTGCAGAAGATGTTACCGTAGAGATATCTCCAAAAGGATTAGAAGCATTAAAGAAAGTAATGAATCAAAACAATGAATCAAACACCTAAAGGTGGGACGGAGTTACAATTAGAATTTTTAAAAAATCATGTAGATAAAACTCTACTTGATAAATTTTCTATTTGTACATCGATCCCTGAAAAAATACCGCTGGCTAAAGATAAGATAAATATCTTATGGCAAAAGAATTCATACGATCAACCGAATCTAGCACCATGGTTCACGGACCATGGCAATCACAACAAGTATGATTGGTATGTGTTTAATAGTCATTGGACCTTTGAAAAATTTAGAATAGCATTTGATTTACCTACAAGTAAATGTTTAGTTATAAAGAATGGTATAGAGAAGATAGAACCAACAGCACCTTATGTAAAAGGTCAACCTATAAAGATTATACATCAAAACACACCTTGGAGAGGATTAAATGTTTTACTAGGTGCAATGCAGTTAGTTAAAAACCCTTTGGTTACTTTAGATGTTTATTCATCTACAGAAGTTTATGGTAAAGACTTTCATAAAGCTAATCAC